GGTATCTGGGATTCCCCCTGTTTTCATGTAAATAGCAATCATTGCAATCACAAAAACAAGTAAAAATATCGCCAAGATTACAAGGATCACATCCATGGTCTTCCACTTCTCTCTTTGCATGATCTTCCTCCAATTAAAAAGGCACATCGGAAACATCCGATGCACCTGCTTTTACCTTATTATTTCTCTGTGAGCTTCGTCCATATAAGGAAGTTCTCTGCAGCCGTATTCAGCTACGTTCATTTCTTGATCAATAGAATCCAGCTTCTCCCGATAATAATTCTTTACTTCTTCGGAAACCTGGTTCATATGTTCCAGATCTGTTACCAGCTCCCGGAGGAGATCTGCCTGCTTGGTTGTCACATCGCAAAGCGTGTCTATAATATGAAGCAGAGTCATGTTTCTTCTCCCTTCCTATCATTCCTGTTTTTCCGCTTCAATAGCCGCTTTCACCTTTTCACGGAAGGCCGCCGGTACGCTGTCAATGGTTCTGATTCCAGCTTTAACTAAAGTCACATAAAGTTCTAACATATTACACGCCTCCATTCTCTTTTTCATACAGATCTGCAATGGCCTGCATGATGACTAACTGATTTTTTTCTGTTTCAATAAGTTTTTCATAGATATCTGCCTGAGCGGCCATGGAAGTCAACATATTTTTATTGCTATTTTCCTGCTCCAAGGCTGAAAAATATTCTTCTTTTGTAAGAATCCTGTACTCACATGAATAACCCTTATCAACTTCTCCGTTCCCGTCTTTTCTTTCATACGGAGTGATATTGCGCCTCTGAATGTAAGTGCCCTTTCCAAGCTCCTGAAGGGTTTCAGGCTGCTCTCTGCAGAGTTCCTTTTTCCATTCCTGCATGACGATTTACCTCCCTTGTCATCTTTGAAATAATCCGTTTGATTTTACGGACGTTTACCAATTCCTTAATATGTATCAAATACCAGTCATACGTTTCTGAATGTGTGATCCACCCCAGCAACGATACAAAACCACGGCAAAGCCCCAGCGGAAACCGCT